TAGAGCTTTAACATTTTGGTAGTCAGCAGATGATACTTTCTCATCAGCTAATAGACCTGCAAGACCAGTACCGTTGATAGCAACAGTAAGATCACCAGAACCAACACCTGCTTTAACCAACGCAACTTTAGCGTCAATCAAGTCAGAAGCAAGAAGACCAGTAGTAGTAGTACCTACAGCAGTAGGAGTAGCCGCATCCATAGCCGCAATTACTAGTTGGTCAAGTCTACGACCTAATGCACCTGCAATAGTAGTAGCTAGTTCTTGTTTTTCGTCAAAGTTTACTTCAGCCGCATCAAATACATCAGTGTACTCTGGAGCATTCCAGTTAGATAAAGTGGCTGTAATAAGGCTGTGTGCAACATCCATTGGATCAACGTCAGCACTGGTAGCTTTTTGATTAGCTAGACCTTTGCCCATTGCACGGAACTTGTAAGTGTCGCCAACTACGTTGTTACGTACAGTTACGGTGTCACGAAGGAGAGATGCGTTTTGAAACGCGTGTTTTACCATGCTGTCAAATTCAGTAACAGCTACTGGAGATAAGTTAATACTCATTATAATATCCTCGAAAAAGAGATTTTTAATTTAATAGTTTTTCAAGGTTTTAGCCGAGTGCCCAATAAATTTTGGTCAGCATCCAACCTAAATTATCGAGCCTTAGAAAGGGTATTCGATGCCGTATTATAACACCGAACACCCATATTTGTAAACATTAACCGCCAAATGATGCCATCATCTGCTGAACTTTGCGCTCATGGTTAATATCGGTACTGCGTAACAAGTTACCTTTTTCATCTTTTCTAAACATTTCTGCTTCTACATCAGCCCACGTAAGACCTTGTGGATGCTCACCACCCTCGATTGGTAGCTTGGCAGGCATAGTTGCTTTAACAATCATCTCTATTAAAGCTACGCTGTCAGCAGTTGTGACTAGTTCTTGTGCCGCACTGTAAGTATCTGCATCTAGGTTGTTCTTCAAAAACCCTTCAACAGTCTTTAGTCGTTGTGTAGCGTTGTCACCTAGCTTCTGCATTTCCATTTCTTGCGAAACTTCTTCTACAGCTTGCTCTTGTGCAGACAATAATTCCCATGCGCGACCAAACGCTTCATCAGACATGTTTGTATCTTTAGCAAAATCTGTTAGCTCAGTTAGTAAGGCATCATCAGACTCAATACCTTCAGGAACTGTATAGCCATCTTTAGGCGCGCCTCTAAATCCACCAAACTTCTTTTCAAGTTCAGCGTAACCTTTAGCCTGCTCTGCTACTGACTTGTATCGATCTGATATATACCAATCTGGTGTCTCACCAGTACCCTTAATACCTTCAGCTAGAAAATACTCGTTCTCACCTATCGTGGGTTCAGCATTGTCTAACAAGGTATCGCTTGTAGATTCCTCTACTACGGCTTGTTCTTCTGACATATTAACCTCTTACTTTAGCTTGTTGTATTAAATTGATCACATACTTAACTACACCTGACTCACCATTATGGTATGCCGCTTCGTAGTCTACGTTCTGCGATTCAAAGGGAGTGTCGTTGTTATATATGAAACGTGATGTTAAGTCTTCAAGCACTCGCTTTCCTTCAGGCGTAGAAAAACATCCACTGTAAGCCTTAGCTAATTCAATGGATTTTATCTTCTGTTCTTCCGCGTATTTAGATTCCGCCTCTACTTTAGCGTTATCTATTTTGTCCCAACTCAAAGCGTTGTTTGTCCCTGCATTGGCTTCTCGCCTTCTATGCCCATCTGTGCGGCTTGCGCTCCTGCTTGTATTACTGCTTGCTTCTCACTTTCAGTTCTTACTAGTGAGGCAGGCATACCTGCTTTGTTAGCAACCCAAGTACCAAAGTCTTCTAGCTTGAATCCAATCTTAGCTTCGTCTGGACCTGCGTTCTGTAGCACAAACTGTACAGCTTGTTGAACAGTCAAAATGTCTTCACTATCCTGCTGTCTTGCTAGTGGTGACATAAACTTAATATCAATGTCTCTACCATCTAACTGTAGTGGCTGAATGATGCCTCTACGAGTTAATATAGCAACAACACGCTTTATAATAGGGATTAATACTTCAGTTTGCAAGCGACCGAATGCAGAACCTATACGTTTTGCTAGTTCACGCGACTCGATAGCAACCTCTGTAGCTGATCTAACAGCACCAGTAGGATCACGTAGATCGTTGAATAGCGCACGTTTAATGCTCATTTGTAGGTCATTAATAACAAACTGTGACAACTGTAGGTTAGCACCAGTATCTAAACGTCTTAATGATGGGTTAGCACTGTTGTTAGAACCAACTGGAATAACAACTCCCGGACTTATACTAATATTGTAGGGGTTAGTCACACCGTCATCAGTAGCCGTGTACATACCTGCTAGGTCGATAGCGGCTTTCTGTAGGGTAAACTCTTTAGCCTTGTTGAGAGACTTAACATCAGGCAGAGCCTGTAAAGCAGGACCACGACCACGAACTTCACCTGATACCTTAGAGTAACGACCTGTAACCCACGGTGATGATGACCCGAAGTCTTCCATCCACGAAACGCGATCTTCTTTGTTCACCCATAGGCAACCGTAATACGTCTTAGACTTAGGCAGATAAACAACACCTTCGTGTGCATCTACCATAGTGTCAGGCTTATCTTTGATTAAGTTAGCCATTGTGGGTGATGGTTTGAACCCTGCCCACTTTCTTGGTAGGTCTTTTGCTTTAACTTTAAATCTGCGCCAGTGTGTCTCAACACTTCCTTGCGGACCTTCTTCAAACGCAATACCTTTCTGCGGTATGGCATTAAATACAAGCGGCATATCATCGTTATCTTCCTCATCAATTCTAAGAGTACCAGTACCAATCAATAGGTCTAGTGCATGCTCATAGAACTGTGTAGCGAAGTTAGAACGGTTGATGTAATCAAAGACTTCTTCTGCTTGCTCTTCTAGGTTGCGTCTGATGTCTTCTTCTGACACATCAAACTCACCCGATTGAAGTAATTTTTTTACACGAAGCGATGGTTCAAACGTAGCCCATCGTGACCAGATGGGGGCTATGTTTTCCTGTAGCTTACTAGCACCTTGTTGGATAGCTTCAAGAGCAGTTGAGTCGAAGATCTTGTCCATCTTCTTTTGACCTGCAACATTTGTCTCAAACAAGTTTCTGTTAGGAAGGAAGTATTCGTAGGCATCTTCTAATGTATCATGCCAGTGTGTTGATCTTTTAAACGCATTAGCTTCTCTTTTTTTCAGATCAGCAAGAGAGCCTAACTCAGAAGGTAATTTCACCGTATAGTACCTCTGCCTTGAAAACCAGTGAGTAGTGATCTAGCACCAACAGTGCCACGAGCTTGTGCTTTCAGACGGCTTTCAGTTTGCCCGATTTCTTCATCAAGTCTACGCTCTGTTCTTCTTTCCATAGCGATTTCTTGCGGAGTTTTACGAGGTGGCTTCGGTCGCTTCATGTGATTTCCTCAAATACTTATATAGTTGATATGGTGTCAGTATAAAAGGATTTGTTATCCCTAGTATCTGCTTGGTATGTCCTACACAGGTATTGAGCATGAAAAGCGATCTTTTGCACTTTTTTGGCACAAAACTGCATATAATATAATTGTTGTCAATTATACCTTTTTCTGCATCAGTTGTGAATAACTCAATAGATTCAGTAGATTTGCTAAACTTTATAAGTCGGTCAGCAGAAGGAACTATAATGTAACAGTGCCTAATTCCTTTTTTTAAGAATCTACTCCACCAATGATCTCTATCATTAGTGAATACAATATACATTCTAGTACACACTGAAGTTCACTTTAGCGTTGACAGGTTTAGTAAACTTACCTGTACCACGTAGTGCTGATCTACCTTCACCTTCACCTTGTAATGCGTACTCTAAGGCTTCCACAGGGTGAGAGTATTCATTCTTATCTGGTTCATCAGTGTAGTGTTCTCCTGACTTCTGTACTCTTCTGTAGCAGAACCCACCTTGTAGACCTTTACGGATCATAGAGGCTTTAGGTAAGACAATGAATCTAGGCTTACCATCCATACACATCTCTTTCATAGGCACTTCTAGGGCGGCTCTACGCTTCAATGGGTCATTTGTAGGGGTAGGTTGACAGGGAATACCTGCGGCTCGCATTATCTGAAACGGTGTATCACTGTTTGATTGGTTTTTATTGTTGCCAGAAGGATCACCCCACCCTGAGAACTTGTGGTCAGGGTATTGTTCTTCAATGTATCTTTTAAGTGTAGGTGCAAAATCAACAGCACCAGAGTCAGTAAGTACCATCTCATCGAAACATATCCATCTTCCTACGGAAGTTCGTTGTAAAAACGCACACGCAGGTGTACGACCAAAGTCAAACCCTAAGACGATAGGGTAATCAAAGGATGGTTTAAAGTCATCCATGTGTTGACAGTGTACGCTATCAGTGTACATAGGATGTACTGGCTTACCGTTCGATACAAAACCGTATTCATTGGCTAAATTCACCTTTATCCAGTCGTTAGTCTTACCATTTAGACCACGCTTATAATAACCATCAGGCAAGTTCTTTAGGTTTTCAGCGTTAGGATTAATTACCCAACCCTCACCATCTTTGATAACTCCACCCGCCTGCCTAAAAAATGACCAATCTTCAGGGCGTTCAATCTCAGCAAGTTTAAAATACCAGTGATCTTCATCAGGGGCGTTAGAGTCACCTAACATACCATGATGTGTAGGGCGCACACCTTCTTTAGGAGAGGGGTAACGACCATGACGTAGGTCTAACATGTCTAAGACGGCTTTAGAATGCTCTTTCGTTTCGTTTAACCATACCCAAGTAGTCTGAATACCACGAGCTTTCTTAACGTGTTCAGGTCTGTCAAAGGCGATAAATACGACATCACACTCAACCTCTGTACCATCTTCTAGGTTGAATCTCATGAAGTGTGTAGGGGGTTCTTTGTTACCTTGTTTGAAGTCACCTAACTCACCATGTATCTCTAGCCAGTCTTTAATTGTGGTAGAGAACAGTTCAGAATAGGTGTTACGTGCGGCAATGACTCGTGATAGACGTTTATTGTAGTTCTTGTGTTCAGGGTCAGAGACAGGCTGTTGTTCACAGATAAGGTCTAACAGTTTTAAAATACATTGTACTGTTTTACCAGAACCTAAAGGTCCCATGATGAAGGAGTTTCGTGCGCGACAATCAGAGAAGTCTTGGAGAACTTGTCCCTGTGGGCATAGATCGTATTGTATTTGGCTCATTTTTTCTTACCAAATATCTTTTCCCAGTTTTCTTGATATTTCTTCCTAGACTCATTTGTCTCGGTTCTACGCTTACTACCCTTACCACCATTTGATTCAGGGAAGTGCCTATCTCTTGTAGCCTTATCTAATTTATTCAAGTGACTCATAATCTTCCTCATCAACAAAGTCTGTTGCCATCTTATCATATACAATGTCTAAGATTTCTCTCATCAACATTTCATCTTTGTCTATTAAAGCATCTGCAAAAGATTGTATCAACTCTAACACAGTGTCACTCACATATTCATCCGTCTCAATCGTCACCATAAATGCCTTCCAAAGTATCTCTTAATATTATATGTTTACAAAGGTCAATATAGAATACCGTTTTTTCATCGATTAGAGAGCTTGCAACCTCAACCTGACCCTCTTCTATAGTAATCATAATTAAATCGCCTGTAAAGCCATCTGAGGGCGTTGTAGGGTCATCCATGTTGGGGCGGATAGGGGTAACTTTCATATAGCCTCAATTTTTTTTTGAGCGATGCATATATATACATACACGACGCGCCTTCGGGATGGGGGGTGCTACTCCTCGCCACCATTATTATCGTCTTGCAAACCATCAAACCTTTTACGCTGTAGGGATACTGTTACACCTGCATCGCCACTCATCTCAACTGCTTTTAGTGTTGGTTGGATATACTTACTCACTCGATCGAATGCATCAACACTAGCCTTATAGTCTGCTATATCGCCAGTGGATTCTGCTATCTCCTGAATCTTTAACGCTGACTCAATGGCATTGATAACAGGGTTGAACTCGCCTTTATATTTGCGTTGTAAGTATTCATCGAGTACTCGCCTATATGGTTTATTGGTGCTTCCGGGTGGACGTCCGCGTTTTGCCATTAGATTAATCTCCAAGTATTTGATTTTACGTTAATAAATAATTGTACATATTTTAACCAATTATAGCATATATTCCCCTCTTATCGTATATAAAGTCCCTTTCATCGTATTTGATGTTTTTACCACTTCACATCTGCAAACAGTTCTGGCAATCTGCAAACCATCACTAACACAAACGAGGAAATACAACATGATTAACATTAAAGACATAGTAGATAGCGCAATCCAAGCAAACATAGCAGACTATAAAGAATTAGTATTCAAATATAATCGTTATGGTAGATGGGCAGACGATACTAGCAACAAAAAAGATGCGAGAAACTACCAAGAAATGTCTTGGGGATATTTATGCGAATTTAACCAAATCAAAAAAACACTGGTTAGAATATTCCCAGACCAAGAGCAATACATTAACGACAAACTAATACAGGCAAGAGTTTCACTAAACAAGTAATTATATCGAGCCCATCTAGAATGGTGGGCTTTATTATAATTATTTAACTTAACTAGAGGATATACACAATGGAAATTTCAAACTTTGATAACTTTAGATATTGCGAGACTGTGGGACTAGCTAACTGTTTTAAAGCTGTTAGCGAATTACTAGGAAGCTATTTTATAGATGTTGATTCTGTAGGATTCAATGATAATAGTGGTTATGTTTACATTGCGCTAGAAAATGGCATCAGCATCTGCTCACTACTCGGTGATGATGTTGAATACTTAGCAACCTGTTTTGATACTGGTGAGGAGTTTTTCTTTGATAACTATGACGATTGCCTAGATAAACAGCGCGCACTAAATAAAGCATATAATCAAGCTAGTTAATTCATCAAGCCCATTCTAACCAGTGGGCTTTATTGGATTAATTACACTTAGAGGAAATAAAATGAATACATATATCGAAATAAAAGAGTTAATACCTGTAATACTTGATTTGGGTTGGATTGTTAAGAATGACACTTGGACAGATTGCCCTTATCACATTTACGACCAACTAGAAGCAGATTACAACTGCGACGCTTTATTTGACTAGAGGAATGACAATGTACGCGATTTATTTTTATGTTTTTGATTATCACAAGTTCGCTGATACCTACGAGGAAGCAGTAAGCATCGGCAAAAAATCTGGATTTAACCATAGAATTTATAAACTAGAGGAAAAATAAAATGGATATGGGACAAGCTGATAAAAGTTTATACGCTAA